GTATTCATGCAAGACATAATCCTTTCTATGTCAGAACAGTAAGGGGAGATAATAAAGATCCTCTTACGCAGTTCATGATTGCATCTGGTATACCTAATGAGCCGGATTATCTTAAACCTGATCATACTACTGTGTTTTCTTTTCCTATGAAAGCACCTAATCAAGCAGTGTGCAGGAATGATATATCAGCTATTAATCAATTAGAACTTTGGAGGGTTTACGCTGAACATTGGTGTGAGCATAAACCGTCTGTTACTATTTCAGTGCGTGAACATGAGTGGGTTAATGTAGGGTCTTGGTGTTGGAATAACTTTGAACATCTGAGTGGGGTATCTTTTTTACCACATTCCGATCATACTTACAAACAAGCACCATATCAAGATATAAAAGAAGAGGAGTACAAGAAATTGTCAAAAAAAATGCCAACCGATATAGATTGGCAAAAGTTACAAGAATATGAAAAAGAAGATAATACTAAAGGATCACAAGAACTAGCCTGTACAGCCGGAGTGTGTGAATTGGTTGATATATAGGAGGATTTATGGTTGAGGCAAAATTATTTGAATTACAAGTTAGTTTAAATTCAAGTGGTCAAGTAATAACGGAGTTTAATTATATAGAACGGGATAACCTTGTTACAGCTTTAGATGGCTGGAGGAAAGATTATCCTAATACCCATGTGCTAGGTTCTATTGTTGATTATCTTAAAGGAGTGGGCCATGCTATAGAGAAAGATGTAGGTAAGCTTTGTAAAACTTAATAGTTGTAAGAAGTTACTTTACCACCTTTGTATAGTCTTTTCTTTCTTTTCTTTCTTTTTGGTGTTACTGCTCCTCCATACCGAAATCCAACCT